ATGCTGGGATAGATTGCCCACGTATTGCGGCTATGACTGCATAGAGGCCGTCAGCAGTCCTGTCCTTACCTGCATTGACTGCATTAACAATAAGGTCAGTGCCACTACCAAGAACTTCAAGAGCACCGTCAATACCAGCTAGCAGCGTGAGGCTTTCTTCTTGATAGTTTTTAGGGGCAGTGGTTTCAAGTTTTGTTGCCACAGACTCAGCTCGTGCAATCAGCGTTGCAATCTCGTTCTGCTTACCCACAGTTCCTGCCAACTCAATCAGATTCGGCAGTATGGAGTTCATCTTATCTGCATATGAGACAAGAGTTTCACCTGTAGTGCTGCTGGCAAGAGAATACGCAGTGGAGTATTCAGACACCAATTTTGCATACTTCTGGTCGTCAGTCAGTAGACTATACCTGTAGTCCTCAACAGTTTTACGCAGGGCTACCGCAGACTTACCCATCAAGTCTGCAAGTTCCTTCTGTTGATTGTAATACTTTACAGTCTCTTCACGTAGTCTGCTAAGTCTGTCAGTTGCTGCTGCAGCATTAACAGAGTACTTCTGCACTGCGGCTGCGTAGTTAAGCGCCTCCTGCTTAGCTGCTTCTTGTGCTACACTCAGGGCAGTAACAGCAGACTTCTGCTCTGTAAGTGCAGCCATGTAGTCGGAATTTGCTGTAGTCTGTTCAGCCGAGGCAGTCCACGAAGCTTTGGTGGCGTCGTTTGCCGATAGGATTGCACTGGCAAGTGTTGTGCGGGTAGCATTGTTGTTCAAAAAATTCTGCCAAGCTGTTGCCTGTGTTTCGTAGCTATTGGCACTATACGAAGGCGTGCCAGCAGCATCATTGTACTTAAACGCACTAGGGTAGGTGAACCAGTCGTATGTCTGGAACAGACCACTACCTCGCTGCTGACCTGCAGTGTTGCCGAAGGAATCAGAAACAGGGTTACTTTCAGCAGTTGAAAGTTTAATTCCAGCAGCATTAGCTATACGATAAGCTGCGTCCCGTTTGGTATATACATCAGCCTGCTTGGCAATTGCGTTATTGTAAGCAGACACGGAAGCTTGAGATTTAATATCAGCAATTGACTTGGTAGAAAGTACGTTGGCATCTGCAGCAGACCTGCGAGACAAAGCATCAGACAGGCGTGTCTGAGCTGCAGCCAATAAACCTGCACCTGGAACGTTCACTTTCTGATTAGAAATAGATTGCTTCAACTGCTCATAGTTGTACGTTTTAGGCCCAACAATATCAACAGCAGCCTGACGTACAGCAACTCTCTGATCTGCAATTGAGGAAAGTGTATCCTGTAACTTTTTAGCAATTTCACCAAAGACTGTGGACAGTGTTTGGCTAAACACAGTCGTATCGACGGTTGCCAAGGCTTTCTGCAGATTCTCGATACCGATACGAGCAAGGTCAGACTTGTCCTGGAGTTTGAATATCTCGTCTTTCAGTTTGGTTGCTGCGAGTTGGGCAGGGTCAAGTTTACCTGTAAGGTCTGCTACTCGATCACCGAAGTACAGTACGGTTCCACCACCAGAGCTAAGAGAGGTGCTTACAGTGCTTACAGCACCTACAAAGTATTTAGCAGAGTCAACTGCAGGAGTTGCCGCAGTATTAAACAATGCAACAACACTTGCAAAGTTTGACATTGTAGGCACTACACCACCGGTACCAATAAGTGACTTCAGCAACTTGTCAGAATTGACTTTAGCAAGGTCGTCAATTGCTACAGCGTTGTCCTTGAACTCACCGTTGAGCTTGAGCAAGCCTGCATAAGTCTCTTGACCTGACTTTGTGGTAAGGTCAAGAGACTCGATAATAGAGCGAAAACCGGCAGTAGTCGTAGGCAGTGTGTAACCAAGTCGCTTGAACTTATCAGTCAACAGTGACGTGCCAAGTCTTGCCTTTTCTTCGCTTGTATAGTAGTTGTCATAGTAAGACTTTGACACACTAACTAACTCAGACAGATTGCCAAACTTATCAGCAAGGTCTGAAGCCATAGCAGCACCAGCAAGTGAGCTGTCATAGAGCGAATAGCCGAGCAACTCAAAAGTTGCATTTGCGTCATTCAGGCTATTAGTTAGACGTACAAGTGCATCACTACTTTTCTCACCAGCTTTATTGTACTGGTAAGTACCAAGCACAAGTTGAGCAAGTTCGTCGTTCATGACGCTGAACTCTTCAGAAAGCCTTTGAGCAATCTGCTCCTTAGTCATGCTCGCTGTACTGAACTCAATACGCTTTGTGTAATTATTTAACGAGTCAGCGCTAAGATTGAGGGTTTTTCCGAGGTTTGCATTAAAAAGTTTCAGGTTGTTAAAGCCTTCACTCAGGCCTGCAGACATGCTACTGTCAAGCGTCTGCAGGTCACGAGAATTGCTGCGAAACCACCCACCCTTGTAGTCTGTGTACGTATTGCCTGTAAACCCGGCAGTACCCCCGAATGTACCTTCGATACCTTGCCCAGAGACCCTCTTGCCGAACGCCCGGTTCACAAGTCCGCCAATAGCGCCGTAGAGGGGGCCAAATAGAGAGGCTACCTTACCGATGGCGTCAAGAGCACTATTGGTTTTGTAACCACCAGATAGCCCTGTGTAAAGGCCGTAGCCTGCCATTGCGTTACCAGCAGTACCTGTGTAACCTGCCCAGGTATTCCCCGACTCTGTTAATGAGTAGCCCGCACCACTGCCGGTTGTGTAAGTGCCATTTGGTGTAGCAAAACCGAGTTTCTCTCCGAAGCCATTGGAGAACAATTTTCCAAAACCTTCCGTCACAGAACCAGAGACCCCATTCGTCACACTCTTGTAAAGACCAGACACAGAGGCTTTGCCATCACTTGCTGCTGCAGTGCCAGGCATACTACCCAACAAGGCACCGACAATCGGAGTGATCAGTGCATTGATTACAAGGTTAAAAGGCTTTTTGAGTTCTGCGACCAGCAAGTCGCGCAGAGATTTTTTACCTGCAACTCCTCCGTCGAACAGGGCCGTACTGACAGAATCAGCCAGACTACGCTGCAGGCGTGCTGAGTCATCACGCATTACCTTTTCATAAGCTTTAGCGGCTGACTGCTCTACTTCAACAGCACCTTCTTCAGCAACACTACGCTTGAGGTTTACTATGCGTGCAAGTGCTTTTTCCTGGGCGGTGAGGTTATCCAGCATGGCTTTGGACACTATACCGCCTGCGTCTAGTACAGAGAATACTGCATCTTCTGCACCTAGGAACGCATCTTCAGTCTGCTGAACAATGAGATCAAGGTTCCTCAAGGTCTCCTCAAGTTTTGCTGAGGCATTGACAGACGCTTCTGCAGCAGCTTTCTCAGCGATAGCTGTGGCAGTCGAGGACTCGGTTATATGTGCATAAGCCTCAGCAACCTGCAGTAACTTTGCTTCTTTCTGATTCTCAATATCACGTGTCTGACGAGCTTTTCTAATATCTTCCTCAGCTTTTACAATAACCTCAGTAGACTTGAGTGCGTTAAGCTGAAGGCGATGCTCAACGTCTTCAAGCGCCTTAGCCTTGTCTTTCGCAAGCCGCTCACGATCTGCAGCAGCCTTCTCACCAAGTGACTGCATCTGGTCATAGAACTCTGTGTATGCTGCGGTGATCTTCTGATTATCACCTTTTGCCGCAGATACTCGCTGACCTAGTGTGCCTATATCACGCTTAACGACTCGCTCAAGTTCTGCTTCAATGGCAGCTTCACTGGACACGATTAACTTCAAGCGTTCCTGCTCAAGGTCATATGTGTTGAGTGTGGACTGTCGTACATACTCACGCTCACTTACCAGCTTGGCTGTATGCATGGCATCCAGAATTTCACGCTGGCGCGTGGAAGACTCATTCAGTTTTGCCAGTTTCTGCTGCTCACCAGACGTGATTGAAGCCAGGTTATCTTTAGCCCACTTTTCAAGTTTCTCTGCTTTGCCTATTGCTGGTCCCGACTTAGTACCGGCAAGTTTCTCACGTGCAGTCTTAGATTGCTCAAGTGCATACTCCTGCTCTGCTACCTTCAGTTTAAGAAGGTAAGCAATATTTTCAGAGTTTTTAGCTTTTTCAGCTTTACGAAGGTCATTGATGCTTTTGACCTCTGTATCATACTTACTTGTTATGTCATACTCACCCAATGGAGAGTAGTTTTCGAGTTTTCTATAACTGAGTAGTTCTGACTCTCTGTTGAGGTTAGCCAAAGCTACTTTTTCATCATGGAGCTTATCTATTCTAGCGTCAGTAGCAGCATTAAGATTTCTAGTGGAGTCTCTATCGTTTACGGCTATATTATTGCGATTATCAGCAGCTTCTTTCAGCCTAGCGATTTCATCGCTTATAACATCACCCTGCATGTCTCGCTGACGCTTCAACATGTCTATGTTGTCTTTCGCTGCGGCAGTTTTCTTATTTATGGCTTCTCTCTCACCGGAGGAAAACAAGCTGGCAATCCCGACTGAGGCAGTGAAGGCCGCAGCCGCTGCCATGCCAAGCAATCCTGCACGCAAGCCCCACACAGCCGAAGTAAATAGCATGGTCGGGTTGACAGCCGAAGCGTTACCAAGGGCTACTGCAGCCACTGAAGACCCGTAGAGGCTAAGGGTAGACCCAGCACTGGCAACGCCAGCCGTGACACCCGCAAACGCTGTACTAAGGGGCAGCAGCCCGATAGAGGCTGAGGCTGCTGCAGCGGTTATACCTATCAGCCCAGTGGAGACACCGCCAAGAATACCTGCGACAGCCTTAAGGGGACCAAACCCAAGGTATAGGGCAAGTACACCCGCCACTGCTGTCTTATGCTCATACAGATACTTTGTAACGTCAAGCAGGCCTCTACCAAAATTAGCCACTGAAGTGACAATCGAAGTTACATCTTCTCTGAATGATTTACTATTAAAAACTTCGCGAAGTGACAGACCAAAGTCTATGAGATAGGGCCTTGCGCCTTCAAATGCCTCAAGCAGGCTTCTCTGCAGAGACGCTATAACACCGTCATAAGTACCTAGACTGGTCATCTGACGATCAAGGTCCGCAAAAAACGTAATACCTGCGGCAGACTTGAACTGTTGCTCGTAGGTGTCTTTAAGCTCCAGATAAGCATTATTGACTGCTTTTACTCGCAGTTCATTGGCTTCTGCAGCTCTACCCGCTTTGGCATGAGCCTCAGCTTCATCAAGAAGAGTCTTCTGCGAACTCTTCATTACTTCTTGCAACTTTGCTGTTGCTGCTGCCAAGAGTTTATGACCACGCTCATTAGAGACTACAGACGCAATGCGAACTTGCTCCTTGCCTGTCAGATTTATTGTGGCTTCAGTAAACTCCTTCATTATGTCAAGCAGTGGTTTTGCAGCGCCTGTAGAATCAAGTAAATTAACTTTCAGTTTTTTCAGTATATCACCAACCTTGCCCTCACCCTTGGCAAGTTCTGTGTACGTATTCCTAGTAGCTGTTCCTGCTGCAGACCCTTTAATGCCGATCTGAGCAAGCATCTCAAGTGCAATAGACGTATCAGTGAGAGATACACCATAAGTCTGAGCAAGCACAGAGGCTGTCTTGAAGGCTTCGCTCATATCCTTCACAGATGCCAGAGAGTCAGAAGATGCTTTGGTGATAATGTCAGCAACAACACTGTACTGGCCTGCCGTGAATTTGTAAGCCTCACCGACTGAGGTTAGCACCTGAGCAGATTCTTCTAGGGACGTACCGCCTGCAGTAGCAAACTGGAGTGTAGGTCGGAGTGCGGCAGCTACTTCAGTGCCTTTAAGACCGGCAAGTGACAAAATTTTTGCGGCTTTAGCTGCTTCGTTTGCCGAATACATGCTGCTACCGGCCAAGTCAAGTATCGTCTTAGACAACTTGGCTGCTTCACCCTGTGCCATGCCTGCCAGGCTGGTTATCTCAAACATGCTTTGCTCAAACTCAGACCCAAGTTTGAACGACTTTACTGTACCGAAGGACAGAGCACTACCTGCCATCAACGGCACAAGGTTTCCCCAGGTCAACCACAAGAGGTTGAAGCCTGACGCAAGGCCGCGTGCCATCGAGTGAACATCATTGCCATCAAGAGTCAGGCGACGGAAAGCCTGAGACAGGTCAGTGACGTGTTTAACATCTGAAGGTTTGACAGGAGAGACAAACTTTGGTTCAGGTTTTGATAGGTCGAAGTCAACTTTGCCGGTTGTCTGGTAACGGAACTTTGCTCTGGCAGTTGCTACATCAGCCTCCTGGTTTTGCTTACGTATACCTAACTCTCGGTTAACTGCCTCGTTAAGTGCAATTGCCTGTGCTTCTTGTATGCCTTTCTTCACTTCAATGATTTTCTTGCCATGCAACTTTTCTTGTTGTATTTCGTCATCATGTTGTTTTTTGAGGGCAAGCATAGGCCCTAGGACATTACGTGTGTCTGACTCCCAGTCTGCTGCAACTCTTGCACGCTGTCTACGATTAACTTCGCTCATAGGCGTGAATGCACTGGAAACAACACGTGAAACTTCTTGACGTTGGTTGAACCTATTTAAAATATTTACTCTACGGTCTTCCATGTCAAGTTTCAAAGACTCATCCCTGGCTTTTTGCTTAGCCGCTAAAGACTTACGAGAAAATTCATCTTCAAGCTTAACTACATTCAAAAAATGGGACTCTATCAACTTAAGCTCAGTGTCCTGGGCAGACTTCAGACTTGCACGACGACGCACAAGTTCGTCCTCATAGCCACGTCCACGTCCACCCTTCATGTTGTCAATACGCTTCATTTCCCGCTCTACAGCATCACCAGCAGTCCTGATAGACTCTGCCATATGTAGACCACCCTTGCCGAGTTTTTCGAGTTCTGCAACAAGGTTCCTGGCGCTGGCGCGGTCAAGCTGGCGCAGCTTGTTCTCAAGCTGGCTCAACAGTGAGAGTGTGCTCTCGACTGGTCGCTGGACACCGCTTAGGTCAAATTCTGCTTCTTGGGACATGCTGAGCTTTCCGTAAAATCGCTGTAAGCGATTTTAAAGCGCAGCAAGCATGAAAAAGCCCGGTTAGACCGGGCTTTTATTGGACACTTCACTTTTTGGCTGGCTGGCTTTCTGTATTTCGCTTTGCCTCTGCATATCGGTTACTTTCACTTAACCAGACCTTATCTACTGTATGTACATCTTCCCACATACTGACAAGTTCTGCCTTTGTGTAGTTGTGTGCATTTGCCCAAAAGTAGAACTCAGAAAATGGAATCTCTGCAGCACCTGCTGCTGTGTAATTCCTACTTCCTGATAATTCCAACCATACTACATGAGGTATTTCCCAACGATTAGCTAGGACTGGCCTATTGACAAGTGTAGAAGGCTTTATTCCAGTTTCCTCCCACATATCCATAAGCATCTTAAGCGAGTCACCCCAGGTGATCTGCCAGTTCAGCCATTCTGTTAGTTTTTTGTGTCTTCTTCGTCTTTCACAACTTTGAAAGTCTCCATGTTGGTAGACATATCAATCACAGCCACACGGAAGTCTTTATGAGCAAGCAGCATTTTAGCAGCGTCAATACTGTGTTTGTACATCTTACCCTTGTAGGAAATCTCACCTTCCCAGCCAATCAGGATGGTCTTCGACATGACTTCAATCAAGATTTCGTCAGACTTGGCCTCTGCTGCAGGACCCTTGCTATCAAGCACTGCCCGGTTTTGCTTCACGAGCTTCTGCAGTAACTTGCTGTAGTTCTTATTGCCTTCACGAGCGATACGCCACTTGGTATCGCCACAACCGGGCAATTCGGTCAAGGTACCTTCTTGTTCTTGGGCAGCGTCTACGGCAAAAGCGGAAAACAGGTCGATCATGTGGATTACTCCGTTGGTTGTTGAGACCTGCATTATACGGTTGACCGAACCTCCGCAGAGCAGACTGCGCAGAGAAAATATAACAGTGGCGCTTGGACCTAAGAAACACTCAAGATCGCAGGACCTTGAGGGTTAATCGACGCCCAACAACCAAGCTTGACATCCTCCTCACTCTAAAGGGTGAGGATTCCCTCTGCAGGAAGGCCATGTCCGACCTCGGCTTGCGCCTTATTCAAGACAGGTTCACCGGCTTCCACCTCTGCTGCCTTGGAGATTGCTAACTGAGCGAGACCCTTTGCGCAGATATTGGTTGCGGCGTTGACATCCCGATCGTGGTGCGCTCCACATGAGCACGTCCATGAACGGACATACAACTCTTTGCGGCCTTTCGGCCCCTCAATACTCCCACAAGCCGAGCACTTTTGAGTGCTCCAAGCCTCGTTCACTTCCTCAAAGACGACACCAGCCGCTTGGGCTTTGTATTCCAACATCGTCTTGAACATAGACCAGCCCGCATCAAGTGTGGACTTGGCCATGTTGGTCTTGACCAACTTCGCGCTGGCCACGTTGCCGACAAAGATGGCAGCATTCTCTTTCACCAACTTGGTGGACAGTTTGTGCATCGCATCTTTTCGGCGGTTCGCTATCTTGGCGTGTATTGCCTTGGTGCGCATCTTCTTTCCAGATCGCTGCGCTGTTGCCAGCGCCTGTTCCATTTCACGGAACCAGCGGCTTTTGAGAACCTGACCGTCCGAGCAGGAAGCAGCCTCCTTGAGGCCCAGGTCGATACCCAAGATCGACGTACCGTTGCCATTGGTGGATTCCACCTGCACGACCACGTTCAAGTACCAGCGGCCCCGGCTGTCCTCCGTGATTGACCCTGCACGCAATTCAAATTGTCCCAGACTGTAGCTGTCCCACAAGGAGAGCAGCTTGCCAGCATAGCGAATCTGACCGTTCTTGTAGACCACAGTGCCCTTCTTGAATGGCAGCCAGCCCAAGCTGTACTTGCTGGACTTTGGGTTGCTGACGCGCCAGCGCAGTTTGTGCTTCTTGAACTGCTTACGGCGGGAGGCGTACTCCTCGCAGACCTGCTGCAAGGTCTGGCTCGGAATACTCAGCGCATCTTCACCTTTGGTAGAACCTGCGACCAACTTTTGCAAGTCGTACCCAGACAACCACCGGGGCTTGCTGTTGTACGGGCTGCTGGCCTTGGCTGATACCTCATTGCAGAAGTTGAACACCTGATTAACTTCACGCGCCAATCCGCGAAGCCAAGCTGCGTGCTTGTCTTTAATTCGGAGCTTGAGCGTTTTAGTCTGCATGGGTATTATCATAGCACATCTTCAACTTCACATAATTGGTCTGCAATTATGTGAAGTTAACCAGGAGGAACTTGATCTACTCACTCACGGCGCACGTTACACGACTGCGGCACCCAGACGATCAATGAAGATCAGGCGACGCAAGGTGGGGTCAGTGTTTGCTGCATCAATCAAGGCGGTCAGCGACACATCGACCATCATGTCAGCATCTTTGCCGCCAGCATTCGACTTCCAGGTGCTGATATTTGCCACGGGCACTGTAATCACGTAGGTATTGCCTGCATAATCAGAGCTGTGGAAGATCAACGAAGTGTTGGTATTTGCCTTGAACTTGTTGAACAGGTCTTTGTTGGCAAAGTAAATCTGGGTGGAGGCAGAGCAGTTGATGGTACCAGAACCGATAGCTACAGCACCAAGAGAGCCAATAGCACCCTGGTTACGTAATGCATTATCAAAGTCCAGAGACACACTCTTAACAAATGTACCAGTCACTGGAGAGCCATCAAGCCATACAGAGTTAGTAGCACCAGACACGCCGGAGTGAATATCATACGCAGGAGCAGCAACTGGAGTGCCTGGCAGGTAAGTTGCATCACTCTGGTCAGCGTTCTTGCCCATGAAGTCAAACGACAAGGTGGACAGTGCCCCAGACTGGATGCTAATGTTCATCTTGCTAGGTGTTTGACCACGGAACACTGTATGCACGTCGATGTCAAAGTTCTCACGCTCGATAGAGAACGAGGTCTGAGTATTACCATGGGTCAGGCGGCTGGACTGAATCTGGATAGACTCAGCGGTGCTGGCTGCGGCAGGTGTGTTGGTATCCAGGGTGATGACAGTGGTTGTTGGTGCAGTCACAGACGACACACGCAGAATCTTGCCGTTGTTTGCACCAGCGCTGGAGACTCGGAACCATTGACCCTTCTTCAGCAAGGTGAAGGCATTGCTGCCCGTAGTGGCTGCAGAGGCCGTGATGGTGGTCGCGGTGATGGTAGAAGTTGCGGTAGCAGCGCCAACGCCAGCCGTACCAAACACGCTCCAGGTGGACTGCATCGCAGACTCCATGAAATCATCTGGACCGTTGTAATGCATTTCCATCTGCAAGCCGCCGCTGGTGCTGGCATCGACAGGCACCATGCTGGACACGCCACGCGAAGCGTTGATCTCTTTGCTTGACTCTTTGCTGATCGCAAAGTCAAGACTTTCTCCAGTTACTCGAACTTCTTTGGAGTTTCCGGTTACGGGGGTGACACCAAAGGTTGCTTCCTTGATGTAACGAACTACGATAGAACTGGATGATGCAAGTGCCATGATTGATTGCTCCGGTTAGTGGGACTTTGCAGCAGTCTAAGACGATGCACACGACTGCTACCTTACACTTCAGGTTAATGGGTTATGAAATGTTACACTTCTTTCGTTAGGCAGCGGGCCTGAAGAAGTAGTTGTACCAAGTTGTTGACTGGTAGTTAGGTCCAAGCCTGTCAATAAACAGCAACTTCTGCTGTGACACATCAGTAGTAGTTGAGTCAAGCAGTGCTGTACATTGCAGGTCTACCAGCATATCGTTGTCTTTTCCTCCTGCATTCGACTTCCACGAGGCTATATTGAGTGCTGGGAATGTAAAGATGTAACCATTACCTTGATCATCAAGTGACCTAAACGCTACTGAGCTACGTCCATTAGACCTAAATGAGTTAAACAGTGCTTTATCTGCAAAGTAGACCTGCATGTTTACAGTACAGCTAATCGTACCACTGCCGATTGCAACAGATTCAAGATAGCCTACAGCATTTTGGGCACGCAGAGCATTGTCAAAATCTACACTTATAGACTTAACATAAGTATTTGTTGTTGGTGCTTCATTGAACCAGATAGCATTCTCTTCACCTAGCACACCTGAGTGAATGTCAAAGGTAGCTGCGTCTGCCACCGGGTCTGGTAAACTTGTTACTTCAGTCTGCTCTGCAGACTTACCAACAAAGTCAAAGCCAAGTGTAGTAATCTGTGACGACTCGACCTTCAACGAAAGCTTACTAGGTGTCTGTCCAGTGAATAGTGTGAAAACACCAATGTCCGGGCTGATTCGCTCAATAGAGAATGACGACTGCAGCGTGCCATGAGTCAAGCGGCTTGATTCAATTTGCACAGACTCTGCAAGATTTGGTGCTGCAGGTGTGTTAGGGTCGAGTGTCAGAACACTCGCCGTAGGCAGGCTAACCTTGCTGACCCGCAAGATTTTTCCGTTATTCGGCCCTGCGCTGACAAGCCTAAACCATTGTCCAGGTTTCAGTACAGAGAAGTTGCTGGAGCCACTTGTCGGCACTGCCGCTGTGATAGTTGTGGCCGTAACATTAACCAACGTAGCCTCACCCAAGCCTCCTGAGCCGAAACCTACCCAGTTGTCCTGCAGGGTTGAAGCCAGAAGCATATCAGGGCCTCGGTAGTGCATCTCCATCTGGATGCCACCTGAAGTACCCGCAGACAGAGACACTGCGCTTGAAGACCCGCGTGTCGTGCTGAGTTCTTTGCTAGACTCTTTGTTTATTGCGTAGTCCAGACTCTCACCAGTAACCCGTATTTTGACAGGATTACCAAGTTGTGAGACTGCACCGAAAGTCTGCTCTCTATGAAGTACAAGTTCCGTGCTTGAAGATGAAGCGAATGTCATTTTATATTCCTAGTTACGCTGGTTGATCTGACCAAAACGGTACAAGCATCGCTACGTAAACCCAACCGAGGTGGGTCTTGTCTCCACCAGGTGTGGACATAAACGTGCGTACCTTACCAAATGAATTCCTGTGAAGACCTTTATAGAAGTGCTCTAAAAGCTTATTGGCCTTTGACTTTCCACTACCTTCAGGAACACAGGCAAGCAATGTGATCACACCACGAAACCTATGATCAGAGTGCTGTGTAAGTGAAGCCTGTTCAGCTTCCATCACGTCAACTGACACCTGAAGGTATGGGTCACGCTGAGTTGTGTAGTCAACCACATCTCTATTGTCGTACTCAATAACCAGCGAGTAACCACCTGCGAAAGAAGCTTTCAGTTGTTCAACCTTAGTGACAACATCTACTCTTATATTCTCTATGCTCATATTGTCACCTTATGAAAGAATACTTTGACTGAAGGTATGCTATAACACCAGAGTTACCTGGGATTACATTTACCTTACGTAACTTTACGGTACCAGCTTCTATCATATCAGCCACAGGTGCGTGGTTGACGAGTCGAATCTTAGTGTTCCACTGTATCTTTCCAAGTCGCTTGGCATTGACAACTTCCCAGTTCTTCTTTACTATTTCTGGGTCACCCTGCTCACGGACTCTCCAAGGTTTTGCAAGGTTCTGCCAAGGTTCGACCTTGTAGTCTGTCAAGTACGAGGTACGTCCTGATGTGCTGGTTTCTACCTGCCAGTTATAGGCGTAATTACCAGACCACATAGGAGATGTAAGTGTCGCAGACTTCAGTACTTGACGTACCTTATAACGAATAAAGTCTACTGCTTTTTTCTTTACAAGTCGTCTCTGTCCTTCTGTTTTTGCAGAAAAGGCATTGATATTCTTCGCACCTATAAGCCCCATCATGACCTCCGAATATGATGAGCCCAGGCGTCATGTTCCTGCTGGTGACCCAGCACACGCCACATCACGGAGTCGAATAAAACCTCTGTGCCAATTTCAATGCTTTGCGTCGTTACAAGAGTCTGATCACCGGCATTGAATTTAGGGTCGGTCTGTGTGTGATACCTGTAGAACTTGCTAGGCTCAAGTGTGACCGCTGGCAAGGTTGTGACCGTGCCGGTGTATCTGTCTGTGATGGGGTCATAGCTTGACGCCGCCTGGAATGCCACAGGTGTTGACTGCATATCGAGCTGGTCGCACTGAGCCAGGATGAACCCTCCAGACTCTCGGTGAAACCCTCGGATGCGGTAAAGGTCAGTTCCTCTGCGAATGAATTTTCCTGCCACAATGGGTTCGTTGATAGCTACAAATACATCCCAGAATGGGTCATATTCTGTATCTGACACGGTATTTACTGTGTCTTTAAGATACTCTACTGCTGCGTGTAACTGCAACCCAACTGCAGAAGTCAATAACTGACTAGGAGTCAGCAATTCAAGCAGACCTACAGACTTTTTCATCCAGTAGGCTGTTCTGATCGACCTGTTAAATATGCCGTCGGTGTTTCCATCACCAACAATCCAGGTCTCATCAAAGAAGCTGATAGCTCTACGAGCCGGAATAACTGTGCCAGGCTTCACTGATAGCGTTCGCTTTTTGGCTACGCTGCCATCAGGACTTGACTCTTCAAAACTTGAAAACTGACCTTTAAATACAAACGTAGCTGCATAAGCATCATTTATGCTTATGTCATCAAAGTGGTTGGCTACGTCGAACAGTTCAGGCATCTCATACACCAGTGATAGGGTTTACTGCAAGTCCTGCCGCACGGACTGAGCTAAACGTTGCTGTTGGTGTGTTGACTATAACTGCCGGATACATCGAAGCATAGGTAGCCGACAGTCTGAATTTCAGGCTGTTGAGGGCCGCATCCACCCCATCTCTCAAGTCGTTGAATACGTCAGCTTGCCGCTGAAACTCAGCCCTACCGTCAGACAGTTGTTTGACAGCAAACAGTGGGAGTGACGTGAGAAGCTCTTTTGCGATTTTATATGGAACATAGAGCTTCACAAGGTCTACAAACCGCTGTTGCTGACTCGTCTTGACCGGCAGGGCTGAGACAGTGGAAAACTCAGTTGGCAGGTTCTTGTGAATGTCCTCCAGACCCAGTGTAGCTAAGGTCCCGTACATACTGAGGGCAAGTGTTTCGTCTGTCAGTTCTGTGGAGCTGACACCGAGAACAGCACGGATTTCTTGAGGGGTGGTGTAGTCTGAAAGGGCCATAGGGAGGGATTATGGCTGCGGTGGGCTTGGGGTTAGCTGAGCCTTTTTATTTTTTGGGGAGTGGTAGTTTTTCATGCTATACTACCTGTATGAAAACTACCTACCGCCCCATCTCCGTCCGAATCCCTCTTGAACTTCACGCCCAGCTTCTGGCTGAGGCTGAAAGAGATTCTCGTCCAATAAGCACTGTGTTACTGCTTGCGCTCAAGCAGTATTTGGCTGAGAAGCAGAAGGGTGGGGTATGAATCTAGACTTTGACGGTAGAGTTTTCTTGACAGAAGCCGAACATCAGACATACCTACGGCGTATGCCTGTTAGGTTCACAAAGTTCGATAGGTCGCAGAACTGTTGTATTTGTGGTTTACCTGGCACACCTGAAAACCCAATTCAGGCTGCGCATGTAATAGGCTTCAACTACGGTGTTAAGTTATTGAGGCTGACACCTGACTACCTAGACAGCCCTGAAAATCTGAAGCCTGTGCATAGGTCAACATGCAACAAGTCTGTCGAACTTTCGATTGAAGCCGCGATAGAGCTTGTCAAAAACCTCACTTGACTTTCTTCGGAGTACTTTCTGACTGTTGTGCTGTCTTCTGCTCTTCCTGCTTTACCAGCGTAACCTGTCCAGCTATCCAAGGATTACTGTCAACCTTCACAAGTGAGCCAGGTTGGTAAACGTGACCTGAAATAGGGTCATGTATAGGATACACACTGGTGCAAAGGTATACAGAGCCTGTTTTGTCAATTACTTGCATGTTAAGTCCTTAAAAGAAGAAAAGGGGCCTAGGCCCCTTTTCTATTTGCTAAGCCTTGATTAGGCAATAGTCAGTACATCAAATGCACGCAGGTCTGTATCACCAGTCCTACGGTAGACAGCCTCCGACCAATCCCAACGCATTGCAGTGCTTCGACGGAGAGCGAATGCTTCAGTAGCGCTGTATGCTGCTGAGGTATTGGTCACCTTGGTAACTGCCTTGCTAGCGTCTAAGGCCCACACAGTACTGGCAGGAATTGGGCCACCGTCTGCAGCAGAGTCAACAATCATGAACTTCACATTGTTGCCAAAGCCGATTTGAGCCATATTGGCTGCAACAGCCTGTGGGTCAATACGAGACAGGGTTGGGTCGTAGTTGTTGGAGCCTGGGCGACCAGTGCGACCTTCGACCTTCAAGTAAGTGTCAATGTCCATAGCCACGTGGGTGATGCCACGGTACTTGCGGTTGCGAGCCAGGAACTTCACCCAAGCTTTATGGGTCAGCACTCCACCAGTGGCAGCGGAGTCCAAGGACGTAGAAGTCACAGCAGGAATTGCGCCAACCACCAAGTCATTGTCACCGCTAAACAAAGCGCTCAGGTAGGTGTACACGCGCTGGTCGCGTTCAACTTCCACATAACGAGCGATAGACATTGCTACCGTGTCAATGGTCAAAGACCGTTGGGCTTTGTCGCTGAATTCGATACCCATGCTGAAGGTGGGCAGCGAACGGATGCGCTCTGCAGTACTCAAACGCAACATCGAACCAGGCTCAGAGAACTCAGTTGTACGTTGTGCTTTTGCCTGCTCAGGGCCACCAACTGTTTGATAAGAAATAACCGGCTGAATGAAGTTGTCACCGTCAATCGAGATGACTTGCGACACCATCTGGTTGAACGTAACCTCATCGGTAACCCGATCTTTTGCAATCAAGTCTTCAACCATGTCGATCAAAGCCACAGGAGCCAAGCTTCGGGCAGCGGAACCGAATGGGCTACCTTTGGTATTGGAGTTGGTCACGCCAGCAGCCATCATACCAGCCTTGCCGTCCAGAATGTCAGCCATCGTAGCGGCACGGATACCGAAGTCGTTGGCACCAGGCAGCACCAAGCCTTCAGAAGCGCACAGTTGCTTGAAAGCAGAGCCATGCTTGGTATCAGCGTTGGCATACTGACGGTTCAGGTATGTCGAAACAGGCATACCAGCGTCAAGAGCTGCTTTGTGGATTTCGGGGCCAATCTCAACGTGTTGAGCGTTGCCGGAGTTGTCAATGAAAAATGCCATGATTAGGCTCCTATTACAGTTCTTCGATCACGATGGTAGTACCGACAGCGCCGGTACCGGCTTGACCCAAGCTGACCACTCGCCATGCGAATGCGCCGTAAGTCTGGGAGGTAGCTTTGCAAACCTTGGGGTAAGCAGTCAGTGCGGTGCCCTTGGCGGTCACGCTACCGGCAACCACATAGTCACCCACAGCGATAGAACCTACACCGGGGGTTGCCTGCAGACCATCTGCGGTTGCAAACACCTTGCCGTCAGCAACAATCGAGCCCACAGAATAACCGTTGGAAGTTGCGCTTTCGACGCTGACAACCAAGGCTTCAATGGGGTTGCCTACAGTAGCCAAGTCGTATCGTGACTCGCCCACCAACTTGACAATCTTGCCTTCGTCAACGTCGCTATAACGATCACCGACTGCATTGCCAGCGCCGAGTCGCACTGCAGTGGTCTTGCCCAGTGGCAAGGTGGGGACAATGAAATGATTAGCTGCCATTTTGGATGCTCCTTATTTGGCGGTGGACCTGAGAACTGCTGCGAACATGGGATTCACAATCGCTTTTGGCTTTTGTGTCTCTTCAGGTGTGGAGGCAGCGACTCCACCCACCTTGAACTTTTCTTTGAACAGTGCCGCCAAGCGGCTGTGCTCTGCCAGTACTTCTGCAGGTTGCATAGCGGCAACTGCGTCAGCCTTTACACCGAAATGTAGACCCATAGTCTTCACGGATGCTCGTGCAATTTCAGTAAATGCAGCCAAGTACTCGGCATTGACTTCTTTTTCAGCCAACTCAGCCTTCAAGCTGGAGACTTCAGCAGAAGCTGCCAACAACTTGTCAAGCAAAACAGAAGTAGTGTCCGCAGAAGCGCTGGCTTCTGGTGCCGCAGGATTGGTATCAGCAGTTGGTTTGTCAGCGGCAGGCTCGCCTGCTTCAGGCTGCTCGGGTTGTTCTGAGGAGGCATTCGTGGCTTCAGGTTCAAGCATAACACCAGCAGCCATTGCAGCCAGTTGCTCTTGAGTCAGGGGTTTTAGCATGTCTGTTCCTTGTGGGTTTTCTGCGTCTTTCGATGCAGTTGCCTGATTATGTACGTCAGAAACCACAGGTGTGCCGGACGATGCTTGAACATTCAATGAATTGGGAGTCTCTGCACGAGGCCCAGGGCGTTTTGCTGGCTTCGCTTCTGCACCAAGTTTTGCAGCCTTGGCAAATGCATCTTCATAAGTTCCAACCTTGTCCACAAGTCCTGCAGCCACTGCAGCTTTTCCGAGGAACTCTTTACCTTGACCAAACTTGGCGTCAGCCATCGTCACAGAGACTCCGCGAGACTCTGCAACGTGCTTGATAAACACATCATACAGCTCCGCAGCTTGTGCTTCCATATTAGACTTGGCTTTATCTGATAGAGGTTCGTATGGGGAAGCAAGTGCTTTCTCTGCACCCGCACGAATCACAGTGGCTTTGATACCCATGTCAGCAAGTTGTTTACTACGCTCCATGTGAACCATAATGATACCAATAGACCCTACAATTGCTGTCTCAGATGTAAACACGTAAGAACCTGAAATTCCAGTCCAAACTGCAGCACTTCCCATCACTGAGCCAGTGTAGGTTACAACAGGCTTCACTTTATTAACACGTGCAATTAACTGTGCAGTCTCATGAACACCAGCTACGTGACCACCACCAGAACTTACATCAAGCAAAATTGCACTGACGTTTGGATTTGACACCGCGAGCGCAAGTGCATTGCGAATATCGTCGTATCCGGTGACTCCGTAATAGATGCCATAGCCTGCTGTACCGTTGATAAGACTTCCATTGATTCGGATAGCGGCTACTCCATCTTGAATATCAAGAATTTGACGCATAACGTCTTCGGAGTAATTACCAGCAGCCTGAAACTTGCTATCGGCTAGCATTAAAGTACGAGCCTCTACTGCAGACTCATATGTAGCTTGTGTACCAAGCCAGAGTTGTGTTTGTTCAATTTTCATTCAGTAGCTCCAGCAGCATCGCCGCAAGTTCCTCGTCTGACAGGTCGGTCTTTCCAGTTGCTTCGATCTTAGCAGACAGCAACTCAAGTTCTGCTGGTGACAGTGGGGTGAAGGCTGCAGCCCGTACTTGAACTTCCGCTGTTTTGGCCGTGAGGCTATCATTTGCAAGTTGGACACTGCTGGACGCCTTCGGCTGCAGCAGGTAAGACTCTATCTGCAGCGTGTCTGTGTCAAGTGTCCATTTCAGTGGCCTGATCGGGTCACTGAGTTCTTTTCTGAAGAATGGATTTAATGGATATGTGCCTGCTGGAGCTACAACTTCTGCTTCACAAAGACAGACAAGGCCTTGAACAGCTAACGTAGACGGACAATAACCTACACCTTGTACAGCGATTGTCTGAGGCCCACATAAATCCTCTTGCACAGAAACTTCAGCTTCAGACATAGGTAAAAACCCTTGCAATGCAATTGCAAGGGTTCCTATGCCAGTGACTAGAGCTTGTGTGGTAAGCTGTAACATTACACCGCAGATACTGTAGTGACGGCTGAAGTACCAGTCCCTATCGTAGAGATTGTTTGAGTTACACTGCCTGCAACTCTGCTTGTCGCAGATACCACAAGATCAGCACCTACACCGTGAATAAGTCCAACCTTAGTCAATGTTGCTAGTTCAGCAAGCAACTCTGTACGAACTGCTAAAGCTATGTCTTGTGCTGTCGGTACGGTAGCTGAACCCTTGTCAACTATCATTACCTGCAATGGTTGCTGATAGCTAAGTTGAACAGTGAAACCACCGAGTGTAGGTAGAAATGGATTTCCACCACCTTCTACTAGCAGAACGCCTTCGGTGACGTTTAGGTTGTGGTCTTCTTCACGTGGTCGGATACGCCAGCCATTTTGCAGGTAAGCGTAAAAGGGCACAGAAGTGCCCTGCACTGGGTCAATAATATCCCCGCCTAGCAGTCTGAACGCCAGCAGGTACTTGCTGTTGTCACTCAAGGCGTGCCAACGTACCCATTCGCTCCAAGCATCTCGGACGCTCAGGGTATCCCTGCCGTCCAAGATGATTAGCTTGGCGGCACCGTCGAAAGTCAGTGCCATAGTCAGTCCTTATTGGTATGCGCGGTCTGTCTCCGCAATCAGCGCGATTGAGATTCCTTTTGCGCGGCTGATTGTACCGCCAAACAACACAGGTTTTGCAAACCCAGGCCGTCCAGCAATCACGATGACTTCTGCATCAGTACCTGGTGTGCGACCACCTTGGGTGTTGCTATCATAGGCAAAAGTGAATGAAGTGGAAGCGGTGGTCAAGGTTCCTTGGATGGGGTTTCCAAGCGAGTCTTCTACAGTAATCGCGCCGGATTCACCGAAGTCGTTAGTAAGGCCTGGTGCAGTTGCATAGAACATACGGTAATAACCACCAACCAGTGTTGAGTTAGCCGTAATATAACCGCCGCTGGTGTAGGGGTAACTACGCCCAACGTTGTTCTGGTCAGTGAATGTTACTCGGTTAGAGTCATTTCCATCAAGGTTGTCAATAAAGACACCTTGTGCTGTGATCAAAGTTTCACCTTCAAACCGCAGCAACAGGCCTGCGGTTTTGCCTATAACAGTTCCAGTACCGCTGTCAATGTCAGCATTCTTACGCAGCATGTACTGAATCTTGGCGTAGATTTGCTCTGCGGAGGCACCGTTACCATCAATAATCACGCGAAATGGGTAAGAACCAGCCCCGACTGTACGGTTTTGGTTTGTGGTGTAATACGTTACAGTGATACCGCTGTAGGGTGCGTTTGCCATTGCAGCATCAGCAGTCGTCTTGTTTGACCCAAGCAAGTTAGTGATCTTGAAGTCCTGCTGGTTTGCAAGCAACAAGTTAACCTTGAATGCGCCGGTGCCGGTTTCACCGGTGTCTGACAGGGTGGAGTCGTCATAGGTGTAGCCGTACTCACGCAAGTAGCCTTTCAAGTACAGGCGTGTATCGAATCCACCGTTGTTGGCGTCACCAAACACCTGAATACCTTGGTTTGCTGCATCCGTGAATGTGAAGTCTATGGCTGGGCCACCAGCAACCTTTTGATAATACTCTTGAGCACCACTATTGACTTCACCCAGGGAAACAGCACCAACGTACACGCTGTTCAGGGTTCCGGTATCGGTAAATGCAGGTAGAGGTGCAGTTGCACTCCACTCCTCCCAGCCGCCGTCGCGGAGCATGTTGCGGGTAGTGTCGTTCTTTGGTTTCCACGAGTTGTACTTACGGCCATCCGTGCCGAATTGCCACTGACCAGACTTGGCGTCCAGCGCATAAATGGGGAATGGGCTGTCCTGATATGGTGCGGTTGTCCACAAGTCAACCAGCTTTGAGTACAGTGCTTGAATTGTTACACCATCCTTGGCAACTAGGTTGCCAGTTGCAATGAGTTCAAATTCGCGGGACACTTCGTTAATAACCAGCTCTGTACCGACGTTGAGCAAGGTCTTTGACGTGATTTTTGCCATTTAGATTCTCCAGTTAAGCAAATGAAAAGTTGCGGTCAACCCGCTGTGTGATCGGTAGTGATACAGGCTCACCCGTAAGTACGTAGTCCCTGATATATACAGGTTCATACCCTGATAGGTAAACAGCAATGTCGATGGCCTGAATAACAGAATACGAGTAGGTATAGCTTGTGCTACCTATAGCGTTTCCTGTGTCAAGTACAGTCGTAGTCCCTGCAAGCAGCACCACAATATCTGACCCTGGTACGATACCGTCGAGTATAAGTCCTACACCCTCGATAGGGTAAATCGCAGCATTCTGTAGAGCAAGCGTGGTGGTACCGTCCACTCGCAGTGAGTCGATTCTGTTTGTGGTGCTGGTCACTGTGCAGGTAATGCGTAGCTTCAACCCAAGTCCGACCACGGGGTCAATGCCTGTTTCTGCAGCAAGGTTGGCGTTACTCAGGGTTTTCCACGCACCGATCCCGCTACCGTCTTTGTCAAGTTTGTATTCGTAGGTGTGATTTGCTGTGTTGGAGCCAGTCACTGCAAATGAGGTCAAACCATTCCAACCCAAGATTTTCCAAGGCCACGTCCACTCTATTTGGTCACCAGCGTTAAAGAACACTGCACGACCTGCCCCAGTGAACTTCGGTGAACCCCCTGTAATCGTATAAGCTGATATGTTTGCTTCAGTCTTCTCAACAAGAATCAGCGCTGCACGTGTTGTGGTATCACCTGTAAATCCATCCCACATAGCACTACCATATACTGCTGAATAACTGCTAGGCACACCACCACTGTTGAACCTATTTCCATGAACAATAGAATCACCTTGCTGTGGTCCAATTGTTTTGGATGCGTCAGCTTGATAGTTATTTACACTAAGAAACCTCTTAGTGGTATTAGTGCCACCATGAATACCTTGACGCAGAGCTGTTGTCCAATTGCGCTGGACTGTGATCTTATCATTGTTACCTGCATCATCCCAAATGTATCCCATCAAGTTGACTGTACCTGCATTGAAAGGCGCTGCCGCAGTTCCACAGTTACGCAGGTTAACCTTCTTGCTTGTGTTACTCATCATAATGGCAAGGTAAGGATGACAGTTTGCCACACCAGGCCAGTTCTCTACGTTTTCAACAGTCACACCCACACACTGACCGACTGTTTCTATTGCTCTACTTTGAGCTATTGTAGTAGTCGTACCTATACAATTGTCTGCGTAAACAAGTTTTGATACAACTAGGTTTTCTGCAGCCTGTATAAGTAGGCGCTTTGTGAAGCTCTCAGCCAGCGAAATTGTCGTAGTACCACACGTATTGTAGTATAGCCATCCGCTTACAGCAGACGCTTCTCCAACAGAACCACCGCGAAGTCGGCCAATAGACCAACCTCCGTACAGGTTTACAAGGATTGCTGCATACGTGCTTGTTGATGCTGCTGAGGCTCTAAGCCATGACATATAACCTATAGTACCACCACTGTATGACTGCTGTATTACAATGGCGTTTGAGGTAAATTCTGTAGCCGAAGTTGACAAGCCTGCATGCAGGCAGTCAATATCAACTTTGGTGGCACTCTCACCTATCAAGATCGAATCACAGACATGTACATCTCTAATGTATACACTGTATGGTTGTAGAATGTTCCAATACCAAGCTCCTGTTACTTTCTGCAAATCGCAAATACCGGCGTTGGTGTAGGCTGATTCGTACCTGTTGCCTATTGTCCGATTTGGTTCTACGTTTATAACCCTATTCGTAGATGTGCAGTTCTGCAAAATAATAGATGGAATCCTAACTTTACAGCCTGAAACAGGTACATAGCCACATGTAGAGGCATCTGCACCCTTACCGAAGTAAACAAGTCCAGTTGACGAAATGTAAACAAAGCTGGAACGAGTATCAGAGCTACTATTTACCGATGTATGTCTAGTACCTGCGTTAGGGAAGAACTGGTAAGTATTAGAACCCGGAGCAGTTTCAACGTCAACCCCAGGGTACCATGTACCTACATCTGCAGTGAAGTGTGGCAATTGTAGGGTCTGGCCGATGGTCCCGTTCGTCGTGCCAACGTCAATCCAGTCTCCACGCATCTGCATGGTACCAAGCCGAGAATGTGAGTGCAGGCCGATCTCTTGCCCAACAAGAACAATCCAACCTTGGAAGACCGTCGGATTAGATACACCTGCATTGATGCCTGTCAGAGGCCCAGTGGTAAAGCCTGTTGTAGTAACGCGCACTTTCATAAAGCCTGTCGAAGGCATGCCAGCGCCTGCTGCGTAGACAGTACCGCCTGTTTTTGTGGACATAACACACAACAAGACTGCAGACGCACCTCCCTGCGTGATGACAGTCCCATAGGCAGGCACAGAGCCGGAACCTCCACTGAACTCCAGGATTTTCGTGTTCTCTGTCGTGACTTGCCAGCGCCCACCTGTTGCAGAGTCAACAGTTAGGTTTCCAATGGGGCCTGTGGACTCCGTTGCATTTGGTGCATAGCGGCTATCACAGTCCGTTATTAACGTACCACCATTAATGTTATACGTATCTCCACCTGTCTTGCCTATCAGTTCAGAGATGTACTGTGAGGTTGTTATTGTGAAAGTTGCCATTTAACAACCTCAGATCAAGCCAACCACAGGTTCTTAGGGCATGGGCCAGTCACGCATTTTGAGCGCACAGGACAATTACAAGCCCCGCAGACCTTCACATCCCAACCAAGTACAGAGCGGTTTTTGGCATATTGGCAGACATTGCACACTTCCATCCTAGCTTTGTAGATTGGTGTGTTAGGCAAAGAGATTTGTGGCAGTGTGATCATGTTCTGGTCCAAAAATGAAAAATGGCGCTTACGCGCCATTATCTTAACCTGAGTCAGTCGAAGTAGGCAAGTTTTGGGTTTCTTGCCTACTCCACTTACACTTTTGGTGTAATGGGACTAACTCAAAGATCAAGCACCTGCCAAGCCAGCAGAGATGCCGGTGCGGAAGCGGGCCACCAAGGCGGTGCAATCCAGAGCCTCAACACCAGCTTTGAAAGCTTCCAAGTCGTTAAGGCGGTTGCCGTGACCCTGGTGACGACCATTCTCGCGCTCGTCCAGGGCGCTGACTGCGGTTTGCAGAGCGCTGACTGCAGTGGCAGTGCCTTGAGCAGTAGTCAGAGCAGCAGCAGCATCTGCAGCAGCGGCAGCAGCAGCGGCAACCACACCAGCCAGTTGACCCGACAGGGTGGCGACTTGGCCTTGCAGGGTGGCGATCTGAGCAGCTTGAGCAGCGTCGGTACCGCTCAGGTTAGTCAGACTGGTTTCCAGGGCGGTGATCTGCGCAGCGATGGCAGCACAATCACAACCTTGGCCGGTACTGATCGACACGGTTGCCAGTTGCTGGCTCAGGGTGTCAACTTGGGCAGACAGGGTGTTGATGCTGGCTTGCAGGGCATCGTCGGCTTCTTGACGAGCAACGACTTCAGCAGCCAAACCAGCTTGCACTTGACCCAGCAAGGTTTGCAGGGTAGCAACAACGGTGCTGTTCTCCAGAGCATCCAGACGGTTGCCGAGGGCAATCAACTGGGTGATGATGTTTTGGCCGGTCTGGAAGCCTGCGGTGCTGGGGTCGGAATCCAACAGTGCTTGCAAAGCAGCAACAGCGGAGTTGATTGCTTGCAGGTCTACGTTGGGCATACCCAACAGGTTATTGATCTCGGTCTTGATCGCTTCGCCAGTGGCTGCGCCAATACCGTCCAACAAGCATTCAAGGGTTTGATTCAGGGTGGTCATGAGAGAGTATCCTTACGGGAGGGTTTTCTGCGGAATTGCAGTCTTTTAACTACTGTGAGTTATTTAGTGGAGCCTAGTAGTCTATGCACTACAGCAAGTTATTCGGCTGAGGTTGAGTTGCAGGTGGCTCAATACAAGTTCCACCACTCAACAACTCCGTCAGCGCCTGCAATCTGGCTGTATGCATCGCCATTTCCTGCGCCACAAGGCACCGGACAAGGTTCCCCACCTCGCGCCCGATGCCGTCAAAGGCACACTGCAATTCGTCTGACTGGCTCATACTGCAATTTTAGCCAATGGGTTTGGAATCGGAAGGGCAAACTCGGCGTTGGTGGACGAGACTGTTTTGCCAAAGTCAGAGATGTGTAGCACCTCAAGTGTTTTCGCACAGTAGATCACTGCACAGCGAGCTGAAACCGTCGCTGTTTTCCAGGCCACAGACGGCACGTCAGGAAACCCTATGTTGACGGTGCGGCTTGTATAAGACGCTGTAGGTGACCCAAGTGAGCGGTTCTTGTAACCTACACCCTTCGACTCATTTTCAGGGTCAAAGATTTCTTGGTCTTTAGGAATAGCCTTATACAAGGCTATCCTGTACTCAGAAAATCCTGCATTTAGGACTGATGCCAAGTGGCATGGCTTAATCATGGCTTTCCTCCACAACCTCCATGTGACTCACACGCCCTTCTTCATCTCTCACGATCTTCACTCGCTTATTCGGCGCTTTCTTTTCCTGCTCCATCTGTAGAGAAATCGTCACAGGCTGAGCCTCTACCGACACCTGCACAGGCTTCTGAGCCTGTTGACTCATTGCATAAGCCATATCAGACAAGACACTGGCATTACGCTCCGCTGCTGAAATCGCTGCGTTCGCTGTGCTTGCTGCTGAAGCAAGGTTTGAGGCATGTACTTCTGCAAGTTTTGCTGACTGTGCAGCGAATGCCGTTTCAATCTCTGCACCGGCATTTCCACCATTGGAGGACTTGGCGTTTTTGGGTGTCTTTGGAGTCGAAGACTGCTCAACCGCGCTCGTGTTTGATGTGGGATTCTGGATGTTTGCCGAACCAGCCTTGAACCCAGTGCCTGATAGTGGTTTCATCCCAGGCGGTGGCAAGTTCCCTGTCAACTGGACACATGCCTCAGCATCCGTCAGCAAGCCAAGGCTCAGCAGCTCAAGAATGCGCGACTGCTCCATTGCCTTGAACGCTTCCAACTCTTTTTCAGGCCGTAGATCAAGACTCTCAAACTTGAACTCAGCGTAACCGTCAACACCCATGAGACGAATAGCCACTGTGAATGCGCGGCTATAAATTTCATTCAGCTTTACACGCAAGATGTTCGCCTGTTTCAGGTAAAGCACAGCCTCGGTTGAACTTGCATTAGAGCTGGCCCCATGTCCAAGTACAACAGGCAGTGTCTTTGCTCCTGACGATAACTTTGCGTTGAGTGCGTCTTGAATCTTTGTTATGATCGAGCCTGGGTCTTTGCCACCATCAATGTAGGAGTATGTGATACTGTCATAAGACACAAGGGCATCTTCAGGCCCTAGACTGTTAATCGTAGACTCTACCTCTTCGATCAAGGCTTGCTTATATGCAGCAAACTTCTCTGCGTCCGACAAAATCTCAGGCGGCACGAACCTCTTGACCTTCTCGCTGTCAAT